AATCGTAGAATTTTCTACATTGATGTTGGTAATCTGCCTAAGCAAAAGGCAGAACAATACCTCCGTGATGTCATGATGCGTTATCGCAACAAACTTGTATACGATGCAAACACAGGAGAGATTCGTGATGACAAAAAATACATGGCAATGCTTGAGGATTTCTGGCTTCCTAGACGAGAGGGAGGACGTGGTACTGAAATTTCTACTCTTCCTGGAGGTCAAAACCTTGGTGAAATCACGGACATTGAGTATTTTAAGAAAAAGTTATACAGATCACTCAACGTCCCCCCGTCTAGAATGGATGGCGAAGGCGGATTTAATCTCGGAAGATCCTCCGAAATCCTCAGAGACGAACTGAAGTTTACAAAGTTTGTTGCACGTTTAAGAAAGAGATTCTCCAACATGTTTAATGACATGCTGAAGACTCAACTTATTCTTAAGAATATCATCACTCCTGAAGATTGGGAGACGATGAGTGAGCATATTCAGTATGACTTCCTCTATGATAATCACTTCTCTGAACTGAAAGAGGCAGAACTCATGAATGAGAGACTATCTCTGGCAGCAACAGCAGAAGCTTATATTGGTAAGTATTATTCTCAGGATTATGTTCGCCGTAAGATTTTACGTCAGACTGATGTAGAAATTCTTGAGCAAGATGCGCTGATTAAAAAAGAGATTAAAGATGGTGTTATTCCTGATCCTACAACTATCGATCCTGCAACAGGACAACCTTTAGATAGTGCAGCAGGTATGGATTTAGGTGCTCCAGTCATGGAACCTGAAATGGATGGATCTGCCACTGAAGCACCAGAACTGCCTAAGGGCGGTGAAATATAAATATATCTAGTTGTTTACTATAAAATTACTAATGGATGACCTTTTAGATATGATGATCTCTGACGAGTCACCATCTCAGATTAGTGATACCATCAAAGATTTACTGTATGCCAAAGCAGGCGAAAAAGTTGACGCTTTCCGTCCTGTGATTGCAAATGGTATGTTTGCTGGTGAGGATCCTATCGAAGTTGAAGATGAAGTTGATGATGAGGAACTTGATACCAGTGATGGTGTCTAATTATAAATAAATTATACTGAAAGTTAGGAAAGATGAAAGTCTTAGGAGATGCCACTGTGTTGGCGGCAAGTACAACCAAATTTAAAACCTCAACTGCGGTTTATATTGGCAATACTGACAACGCAAATGATTATGATGTCACTGTTCGTAATACTGATGATGATGCAGACCTGGGATCTATAACAGTTCCCGCTGCAGGTTCTATCGTTATCCACCTAGATATCGGTCAGGGTCTGAGAGGTAATGCTGCGTTGAAGGGAACCAAAGTTAACGTAGACGCTCGCACTTAATTTCAAGTAAAATAATCTACTAGTCAAATGAAACTCATTAGAGAAGAAATCGAATCCGTTGAGTTTCTTGTCGAACAAAAGAACGGCAAGAAATCAATGTATATTGAGGGAGTATTCCTCCAGGGTAACATCAAGAACCGTAATGGTCGTATGTATCCTATGGAAACTCTCCGTCGTGAGGTTGGTCGTTACAACGAAAATCATGTTCAGGCAGGTAGAGCACTTGGCGAACTTGGCCACCCTGACGGTCCTACCGTTAATCTTGATAGAGTTTCCCACAAGATTGTTTCTTTGAGAGAGTCTGGTTCTAACTTCATTGGTAAAGCGAAACTGCTTAACACACCAATGGGTAAGATTGCATCTTCTTTGATTGAAGAGGGTGTAAAACTTGGTGTTTCTTCTCGCGGCATTGGATCCTTAAAAATGACCCGTGAGGGTGTCAATGTTGTCGGTGACGACTTTATGCTGGCAACTGCCGCTGATATTGTTGCTGATCCCTCTGCTCCTGATGCTTTCGTTGAAGGCATTATGGAAGGTAAGGATTGGGTATGGGATGGTGGCATTCTTCGTGAGAAGTTTGCTGAAAAAACCTACAAGACAATCAATACTCTTGTAGACCAAAAACAATTAGACGAGCATAAGTTAGACTTGTTCAATGACTTCTTATCTAATCTTTAATTTTATAAATAAATATAGTTTTAAATAACGGAAAAACGGAGAGTTCAAATGTCTCGTGGTAAAAAATTACAAGAAATGGAAGTAAAGACACAGCAATCCCGCACCGCTGTTAATGCTGGAGCACAACCTGCTGATCCTATGCCTAAAATGGCAGATCCAGGAACCCAGTTAGCAGGTGTAGAGGATCTTGGTGGTCCTACCCCAGAAAACTATAAGCCTGATGATGATTCTGCTAAGCTCAAAGAACCAGGCGGAACCCTCAAGCAGGTTAAAGATGTTGTAAATAAAGGTGCAGGAAAAGCAGATCCTATGCCCACCATGAAGAAAGAGGAAGAGGAACTCTCCTCGGAAGACACCATTGAAGAGGAAGAGGCAACTACCGATGAAGTAGTCGCTGAAGAAGAAACCATTGCTGAGTATGATGTCGAAGAAGACGTTAATGCTCTCCTCGGTGGCGAAGAACTCTCCGAAGAATTCAAAGAAAAGGCAAAGACCATCTTTGAAGCAGCAATCAATGCAAAAGTTGCTGGTATTAAAGAAGAACTGGAAGCACAGTATGCTGCCACACTTTCAGAAGAAATCGAAGCAGCAAAAGAATCTCTCGCTGAGCGTGTAGATTCTTATCTTGAGTATGTCTCTGACGAGTGGTTTGAAGAAAACGCACTCGCCATTGAGGCAGGTCTCAAGACCGAAATGACCGAATCGTTCCTCTCTGGAATGAAGGGTCTTTTTGAAGAACATTATGTATCAATCCCTGAAGATAAATATGATGTACTTGAGAGTATGGTAGAAAAACTTGATGATATGGAGACAAAACTCAACGAGCAAATCGAGAAGAACATCAACCTGAATGGTCGCCTCGCAGAGGCAGCTGCAGGTGGTATTCTCGATCAAGTATCCGAAGGTCTTGCACAGACTCAGAAGGAGAAGCTCGCCTCACTTTCCGAAAGTGTAGAGTTTGAGAGTGAAGATCAATATCGTGATAAATTGGAAACCCTCAAAGAGTCGTATTTCACCTCTAAGAAAGAGACTTCCAATGCTAAATCCGAAACCCTCTCTGAGGGTGTAGATCAGTCGGGAACTGAGTCTTACTCTGATTCCATGGCTGCATATCTCAGAACCCTGGGTTCTTTCGGTAAGCAAAACTGAATTCAACATTAAATCAAACCGTAAACATTACCTTTTAAGCAAATGTTCCAATCCGAACAGTTGCAGGAAAAGTGGGCACCCCTTCTGAATGCTGAAGGATGCGACGCGATCAAGGATCAACATCGTAGAGCTGTCACCGCTGTCCTGCTCGAAAACCAAGAAAAATTCATGCGTGAGCAGTCTGCCTTCAATGAAGGTGGTATGCTGACCGAACAACCAACCAACCAAGTAGGTAACGGTGGATTCACCGGTTCCGCTGCTGCTGCAGGTCCTACTGCTGGTTTCGACCCCGTTCTGATCTCTCTGATCAGACGCTCCATGCCTAACCTGGTCGCTTATGACCTGGCTGGCGTTCAACCAATGAGCGGACCTACTGGACTCATCTTCGCGATGCGCTCCCGTAAGACCGATCAGTCTGGAACCGAAACCTTCTTCGATGAAGTCGATTCCGCATTCTCCGGACAACCCGCTGGTCTCGATGATGCCAACGGTTTCTCCGATGCTGCTGCTGGTCTGGGTACTACTTCTCAGTCTGGCACCAACCCTTCCGTCCTGAACCCAACTGGTTCTGCAACTTCGACCGCATACAACGTCGGTCAGGGTATGCGTACCGACTCTGCTGAGGCACTTGACACTGGTGCTAACGCATTCAACCAGATGGCATTCTCGATCGAGAAGGTCACTGTAACCGCTAAATCCAGAGCACTCAAAGCTGAGTACTCCTTGGAACTGGCACAAGACCTTAAGGCAATCCACGGTCTTAACGCTGAAGCAGAACTTGCTAACATCCTCTCTACTGAAATCCTCGCGGAAATCAACAGAGAAGTCATCAGAACCATCTATAAGGTTGCTGAGCAAGGTGCTGCTGCTAACGTTGCTACCGCTGGTGAGTTTGACCTCGACATCGACTCTAACGGACGTTGGTCGGTTGAGAAGTTCAAGGGTCTTCTGTTCCAAATCGAGAGAGATGCAAACCGCATCGCCCAAAGAACTCGTAGAGGAAAGGGCAACATCATCATGTGCTCTGCAGACGTTGCTTCTGCACTGACCATGGCTGGTGTGCTCGACTATACCCCTGCACTCAACGCTAACCTTAACGTTGATGACACTGGTAACACCTTCGCTGGTGTTCTGCAAGGTAAGTATCGCGTATACATCGATCCTTATTCTGCAAACTCTGCTGCTAACCAGTACTACGTTGTTGGTTATAAGGGCACTTCCCCTTATGACGCAGGTCTGTTCTATTGCCCTTATGTTCCCCTCCAGATGGTTCGTGCCGTTGGAGAGAACTCCTTCCAGCCCAAGATTGGCTTCAAGACCCGTTATGGTCTGGTCGCTAACCCATTCGCAGAAGGAACCACCCAGGGTCTCGGCGCTCTTAAGGTCAACAGCAACCGTTACTATCAGCGCGTTACTGTCAAGAACCTCATGTGATCCATATTCACATTGTTACAAGACCTCCTTCGGGGGGTCTTTTTTTTATGCAACGTTATAAATAGGGATGCCTTATTGGTTTTTATGACACCTCACAAATACGATCACATTTTAATACATACAAATCCTATTAAATACAAATTCAAACACATGCCAAATCCAACCAAATACATAGATCCTAAATTTATCCAAACACGAATCTACTTTAAGTGTGAGAGTGATTACTTTAAAAACAAAAAAAGATAACTGGCATGGGGGGTTTTACCCCCTTTTTTAGTACTAAATAAGGATGTAGAGAAATAAAAAAAATGCCTTATCACATCAAGAAACCAAGTCTCATCAATTCTAGTGTAGATGTATACTATACTGGTAATAGAAGATGGACTGATGACTACTCTGAAAGAAAGATCTACTCTAGTGATCCTAGTAGCGAAATGAATAACACCGATGGAACTAATGGTGGTTGGACTGGCGCAACTGTTGTTAGTGAATAATAATGCCCGATACCTCATCAAGACAAATTGAGAATAGAAATTTTCTATCCCCAACAGGATTTAAGTTTCTCCTGAAGAGAAGTCCTCAAGTTGCTTTCTTCTGCAACCAAGCAAATATCCCATCCATGGATATGGGAACAGCAACTCAATCGACTTATCTAAGAGATCTTGATATCCCAGGAGACAAAGTTCAGTTTGGGGATTTGACGATTCGATTCTTGGTCGATGAAGATCTTGGTAACTACATGGAAATCCAAAAATGGATTCGTGGATTAGGATATCCTGAATCTGGAAAAGATATCATTGATCTCCAAAAACTTGGTCCTGGTGATGTAGGTGGACAATATAAGAATGAAGGATTAAACATATATTCTGACGCTACATTACAAATCCTCAGCAATAACTTAGTTCCCAAATTTCAAGTATTCTTTAAAGATGTATTTCCATATTCCTTATCAACTGTTACTTTTGATGCAACTGATACAGATATCGAGTACTTTACAGCAGAGGTAAGTTTCAAGTATACTATGTACAATATAGTTGATATGCGTAATCGTCCTTTATGATCGACCTTGATGCACTTCAAGGAATGTGGGAAAAAGATTCTAAGATTGACATGGACAACCTTCACACGGAGTCCACAAATATTCCCACTCTCCATGCGAAGTATTTTGAAATGTACAACACTATCTTTCTAATGAGAAAGAAAGCAGAGCAGCAAAGAAAAAATATTAGACACGAAAGATATGAATATTTCAGTGGTAAAGCTGATCCTGATGTATACGTAGAAAATCCATTTCCAAAAAAGATTCGTGACAAGGATACAATGCAAAAGTATCTTGACGCTGATGAAAAATTGTCTACAATATGTTTGAAGATAGATTACTATGATACGATGTTAGTATACATCGAAAGTATTCTCAAACAGATAACTAATAGAACTTATCAAATCAAAAACGCCATAGAGTTTATGAGATTTAATGCAGGACTAGGATAATGGAAGAAGAAGATTATTATCATCTGGAACTACCAATAGAAGCAGTTCGTATCATTCACTTGGGTCTTTCCCAAGCTTGTGAGAAATGGTCTGGTGGAAAAGCAGAGGAGCAAGAAAACCTTCAGGCAATGAGAGATCATTTCTATAGAATTATGCTTGAACATAGGTTTAGCAATATGTAATAAATATTCGTAGATGAATGGATCTACGTGATTGATACAACTGCCAATCTTGTTATATCAAAATCAAACGAAGTATTTCTAAAAATTAATACTGAACCTCATATAGAATATGAACTTAGAGATCACTTTAAGTTTGAGGTTCCTAATGCGAAATTTATGCCACAGTACCGTGGTAGAAACTGGAATGGAGAGATTCATCTCTTTGATATGCGTTCCAAGCAAATCTATGTCGGTCTGTTAGATAAAATCGTAAATTTCTGCGAGCAATACGGATATAGTTATAAGTTTGAGGATAATAAGTTCTATGGTACTCCTTATGAGGAGAATGAGCACATCTCAGAAGAAGGTGTAAAGGATTATATGAATTCTATTTGTGTTCACACTCCCAGGAAATATCAAATTGAGGGAGTATACGGCGCTCTAAAGCACAATAGAAAGCTATTGATAAGCCCCACTGCTTCTGGCAAATCATTGATGATCTATTCTCTCGTAAGATATTATGTAGACCGAGGAGAAAAAATTCTTTTAGTTGTTCCGACGACATCTCTTGTAGAGCAGATGTACAAGGATTTTCTTGATTATGGTTGGGATGCTGACTCATATTGTCATAAAATCTATTCTGGAAGGGAAAAGAGTAATGATGCTCCAGTGACAATTACAACTTGGCAGTCAGTATATAAACTAGAACGATCTTTCTTTGAAGACTATGGTTGTATTATAGGCGATGAAGCACATTTATTCAAGTCTAAATCTTTAATTCAGATTATGACTAAACTTCATCATGCAAAATATAGATTTGGGTTCACTGGAACTTTAGATGGTACACAAACTCACAAATGGGTTCTAGAAGGTCTCTTTGGACCATCATACAAAGTTACTAGAACTGATGAGTTGATGAGACAAGGACATCTATCTCAATTAGATATACAATGTTTAGTTCTCAAGCACAAACCACAAACTTTTGAAACTTACAATGATGAGATTGAATATCTTATCTCTCATGAACAGAGAAACCGTTTCATTAAAAACCTTGCATTAGATCTTAAAGGAAATACACTTATTCTTTTTGCAAGAGTCGAAGCACATGGCCAGGTTCTCTACGATGAGATAAATAATAACAAGCGAGATGACCGTAAGGTATTTTTTGTACATGGCGGAGTAGATGCTGAGGAGAGAGAACAAGTAAGAGAAATTACAGAACGAGAAAACAACGCTATTATCGTCGCCTCTTATGGAACTTTTAGTACAGGTATCAATATTAAAAAACTCCATAATGTTATCTTTGCCTCTCCAAGTAAGTCCAGAATCCGCAATCTTCAGAGTATTGGACGAGTTCTTAGAAAAGGAAAAGACAAAGTAAAAGCAACTCTTTACGATATATCTGATGATTGTTCAACTAAATCAAGAAAAAATTACACTCTTAATCATTTCATAGAAAGAATTAAAATTTATAATGAAGAAAATTTTAACTATGAGATAATCACTATTCAATTAAAAACATGATAGAAGACGATTTTTACTGTACATTAAAGTTAAAAACAGGAGAGGAACTCTTTGCTAGAGTTGCTGCTTCAGAAGAAGATGACAGAACAATGCTCCTAGTATCTAATCCAATCATTGTTGATGAGATTAGAACGAAACATGGTGTTGCAGGTTACAAAATAGAACCTTGGCTGAAGACAACTACAGAGGACATGTTTGTAATTAACATGAGTGATGTACTTACAATGTCCGAATCGAACGATATTGAAATGATCATGATGTATCAGGACTATGTAAGGTCCTCTCAAGATACCACTCCCAACGAATCTAAAATTAATCGTAGAATGGGTAGGATTGGTAATGTTAATGATGTAAAAGAAATACTAGAGAAACTCTATAAAAGTAAGTAATTAAGCTTTTCTTATCAACCTCCACAAAGGTATTCTATCGTGTTTTTGATACTTGTCAAGTGTTTGTGGAAATGATATAATTGATAGATATTATGATATAAGTTTATGATAAGACCCATGGCAAAGAGAAAAAGGTCGGAACATTACGTCAATAATAAAGAATTTCTGGCAGCACTTATCAAGTATCGTGAAGACAAAGAGATTGCAGTAGCAAAAGGTCTTCCCAAACCTCCCATTCCACGCTACATTGGGGAGTGTTTCTTGAAGATCGCAAATCACTTGTCCTTCAAACCGAACTTTGTAAACTACATGTTTAAGGAGGATATGATCTCTGATGGAATCGAAAATTGCGTTCAGTACATTCATAATTTTAATCCTGAGAAATCCCAAAATCCTTTTGCTTACTTTACGCAGATCATTCATTATGCGTTTCTCCGCAGGATCCAAAGGGAAAAGCGTCAACTAGAAATCAAGAACAAGATTATCGAACGATCTGGTTACAGTGAGGTGTTTGATGACAACAACACCCTTGACGGATCGAACTATTCGGATTACAATAGCATCAAAGATGCTGTTCATTCTAAACTTCGTTATAATTAATGAAAGTAGCAATCATCACCGACCAACACTTCGGTGCCCGCAAGAACTCCAAGTTGTTTCATGACTATTTTCTGAAGTTCTACAATGACATCTTCTTTCCATACCTAGAAGAGCATGGTATCACTACCCTTATTGATATGGGGGATACTTTTGATAGTCGTAAAGGTATTGACTTTTCTGCCCTAGCATGGGCAAAGGACAATTACTATGACCGTCTTAAGGGTATGGGAATTCACGTTCACACGATTGTGGGAAATCATACAGCATACTACAAGAATACTAATGATGTAAATGCTGTTGATTTGCTGCTTCGTGAATACGATAACGTGACAGTCTATTCTGAAGCAACGGAAGTTAGTATAGATGAATGGCTTAAAGTATTGTTTATTCCATGGATTAACAAAGAAAATGAGGAACGCACTTTTAAATTTATTCAAACGTCAGATTGCCACTGCGCGATGGGGCACCTTGAACTCAACGGATTTAGAGCTCATCGAGGCTGCGTCATGGAGCATGGTTATGCAAGCGAGTTATTTGAGAAGTTCACCCATGTCTTCAGCGGTCACTACCACACTCGATCGGATGATGGACGGATCTACTACTTGGGAAATCCATACGAGATGTTCTGGAACGATGTCGGTGATCGGAGAGGATTCACCATCTTTGATACAGAAACTCTTGAACATTTTCACGTAGATAATCCTTATCGTCTCTTCTATAATATCTACTATGAAGACACTCCACATCAACTCTTTGATGCGAGTGAGTATGAGAATAAAATTGTAAAGGTTATTGTTCGTAAGAAAACGGATACAAAAAACTTTGAAAAGTTTGTTGATAAACTTTATTCTGCTGGTGTTGCAGATCTAAAGGTAATTGAGAGTTTTGTTATTGAAGAATCTGAAGAGTTTGAAGTCTTTGAATCTGAAGACACTCTGTCTATCTTGGATAGATACATTCAGGAGTCAGAGATCAATCTTGATAAAACTGTGATTCAAAATATTATGAAACAAACTTATCAGGAAGCATGTGAACTTGTATAATGTTTATTCTAACGATATATGGAAAAGAAACTGAAGGGGCATATTCAGTAGTAGATGACGAAGGAGAACAGATACTTTATCTATTTGAGGGTGAAGACGATGCCATGAGATATGCTATGATGTTGGAGGATGAAGGAAGTCCAACCATGCATGTCATTGAGATTGAAGATAAGATAATGATTAAAACTTGCGAGATGCAAGACTATAAGTATGCTATCATTAGCAAGAACGACCTTGTAATTCCTCCTAAAGAGACACATGATTTTATTTGAAAAGGTTCGTTGGAAGAACTTTTTAAGCACTGGTAATCAATTTACTGAAATTTGTTTTACAGAGAAGACCACCAATGTTGTTATCGGCACTAACGGTGCAGGTAAGAGTACAATATTGGATGCTCTCTGTTTTTCTTTGTTTGGAAAACCTTTTCGTAAAATTAATAAACCTCAACTTGTCAACTCCGTCAATGAAAAGGACTGTAAAGTAGAAGTTGAGTTTTCTATTGGTAATGTAAACTGGAAAGTTATTCGTGGTATCAAACCAAATTTATTTGAAATCTATCGGGATAATACCCCTCTTGATCAATCTGCAGCTGCACTAGACCAACAGAAGTGGTTAGAGCAGAATGTTCTGAAGATGAACTATAAATCTTTCACTCAGATTGTTATCTTGGGTAGCAGTACGTTTGTGCCTTTTATGCAGTTGACTGCTGCAAATCGTAGAGATGTAATTGAAGACCTTCTTGATATTCGTATCTTCTCTTCAATGAATAATTTAATCAAAGATAAGATTCGCAATCTTAAAGATGAAGTTAAGGTTCTTGATCTTAAGAAAGAATCTCTGACCGAAAAAGTTCAGATGCAGGAAAACTTTATTGAAGAGTTGGAGAATCGTAGTAAGGAAAATATTAAAAGTAAGGAAGTAAGAATTTCAGAACTCCTTATTGAAGAGAATAATTTGATGAATAATAATTCTATCATTGAAGAAGATGTATTTAAGTTGAATAAAGAGATTGAAGATGTAGTAGGATCTACAGAAAAACTTCGCACCCTTGGCAATCTGAAAGGTAAAATTTCTCAGAAAGTATCAAGCATCACTAAGGAACATAAATTTTTTACACAGAATACGGTTTGTCCTACCTGTGATCAGGAGATTGAGGAGACTTTTAGAATAAATAGAATTAACGATGCTCAAACTAAAGCTAAAGAGTTGCAATCTGGTTATAAAGAACTGGAGGAGGCAATTAAAAAGGAAGAAGAGCGAGAGCGTCAATTCACTATCCTATCGAAGGAGATTACAACACTAACGCATGGCATTTCTCAAAACAATATTAAGATCGCTGGATGTCAACGACAAGTCAGAGATCTGGAATCGGAAATTCAAAGAGTTACCGACCAACTTGCAAACAGAAGTACTGAAGATGAGAAGCTAGCAACCTTCAAGGACAACTTACAAACTACATACGACGAACTCGCTCAACGTAAGGACACAATTAACTATTACGATTTTTCGTATAGTCTACTTAAAGACGGTGGAGTCAAGACCAAAATCATTAAGAAGTATCTACCGCTGATAAATCAGCAAGTCAATAAGTATCTACAACTTATGGACTTTTACATTAACTTCTCCCTTGATGAGGAATTTAACGAAACCGTCCAGTCCCCAATCCACGAAAACTTTTCTTATTCTTCTTTCAGCGAGGGAGAGAAAATGAGAATTGACCTGGCACTCTTGTTTACCTGGAGAGAGGTAGCAAGGATGAAGAACTCTGTCAATACGAATCTACTCATTATGGATGAGGTGTTTGATAGTTCTCTGGATGGTCTTGGTACAGAAGACTTCCTGAAGATTATTCGATTCATTATCAAGGATGCAAATATCTTTGTCATCTCTCATAAGGAATCACTGCACGATAAGTTTGACCAAGTGATTAAATTTGAGAAGGTAAAAGGATTCAGTAGAATGGTTTCCTGATGCCTACATTCATTCATAAAGACACTGGTAAGAAAGTATTCTTTGCTCATATACCTAGAACGGCAGGAAGATTTGTAGAGGCAAATCTCTTGGCAAATGGATTTGAGTGGGGAGAGAATCACATGGATACTGGTCTTGGTGTCATGTCTGTAGTTAATGGTGTAGAGATTGCACATTATCATCGTCAGCACTATCAAGAGTATTTGGATGTAGAGAACATCCCACATTTTTCCATTGTTAGAAGTCCCATCACTAGATTCATTTCTGGTTCGGTTTATCTGAAGAGAACGTATGGTGATGATATTCAGTCAGTTATGGAAGATCCCATGATGTTCGCATCAATGATTCAGAATCTTCCCTTTGAGGGAGCATGGAATTGGTACAGACCTCAGATTGATTTTCTGACTGACAAGACTCACATTTGGAAGTTTGAAGATAAGATAGGTGATGAGTTTGTATCTTGGTTGAGTAAGATTATTGGAGTTAACCTGAAGTTTCAGGATAATATTGATTACCCTAAGTCTGGAGATGAGGGCAATAAGCTAAAGAATAGTCCGGCACTGGAGGTAAATGTACGCAGTTGTTATAAAAAAGACTATGAAGTTCTGTATAGGAATTTTTAAATATTATAAAATATTACCGAACTTCATTAAAAACTAGAAATGTTATGGTTTCCTGACTAGATAGTGTAGAATGAATAAGGAGACACTTATGTAACCAAAGTTTTTCTTTGTTATTGTCCCGACTGTATAATAGGAGACATCATGCACAACATACTTTCATATAATCAATTAGCGGGTTGGAAACAAAGTGTTGAACGTTTGACTCATACGTTAGATCGAACGATGAATGAATCTGATCAGCTAAACGATTATTACGATTGCCTTATTGAGTGCGATGACGATCAGGCGACTTGTAAACGAATCTGTAGGAGTATTCTTTCATAGCACATCGTAGACACTATAGGAACTGTCACTAAGGGCCCTCACCGAAAGGTGGGGGTTTAGTATTATAGGTGCATACAAGAGAAACCACCATGGCAGTCAAACACGAAATCAAATCTCAACTTGCTAAACTGCTTGCCACTGAGGACTTGATCGTGGAGCACAAGCAAGTGCAGACTGCTTGCTTCAACGTCCACACCCGTGTTTTGACCCTTCCTATGTGGGAGAAAGCAAGCAATATCGTCTACGACTTGCTGGTTGGTCATGAGGTTGGACACGCTCTCTTCACCCCTGATGAGAACTGGTTAGAGAAGGTTGCTGTTCCCCCTCAGTTCGTAAACGTTGTGGAAGATGCCCGTATTGAGAAACTTATGAAACGCAAGTACATGGGACTTGCAAAGACGTTTTTCAAAGGTTACCAAGAACTAAATGACGAGGACTTCTTTTCTATTTCTGATGAGTCTGTTTCTACTTTTAACCTTGCTGACCGTGCAAATCTATACTTTAAGGTCGGTAATTTTGTAGACATCACTTTTGACTCTGAAGAGAAAGTATTGATTCAGAAGATTGCAGATGTAGAGACCTTCGACGATGTGCTGAAGGTTGCAGAAGAGCTCTACTTGTTCTGTAAGAAAGAGAAAGAGGAAAAGGTTGATGATACTGAAATACCACCTAATATGGGTGGTGAGTCTGATCAACCTGCTAGTGAATTGCAGGAGCAACAGGACACCTCTGGAGAGGGTTCTGGTGACTCTCAGGAACAAACTCCCATGCCAGAAGCAGATCAATCTGCTACTGCCCCTCTGACTGATGAACCAGAAGTTCAGACTGCTGATGCTTTGGAATCAAATCTGCAGGATCTTGTGAATGAGGATACGTGGGAAAATGTATATGTGGAGATTCCTAAGGTTAATTTGAAGTATATTATTGCTAAGAACGATGATATTCACAAAGAGATTGATGAATGGTTCAATTATCAAAAGACTAGTGTTCATGAAAGTCTTTTTGACAAAACTGATGAAGAGTTTATCAAGTTCAAACGTAATGCACAGAAAGAAGTAAACTATCTGGTAAAAGAGTTTGAATGTCGCAAGGCAGCAGATTCCTATGCCCGTGCCACCACTGCTCGCACTGGTATTCTTGATACTTCTAAACTACACACTTACAAGTACAACGAAGATCTATTCAAGAAAGTCTCTGTAATTCCTGATGGTAAGAATCATGGACTAATCTTTGTCCTTGACTGGAGTGGTTCTATGAGCCGTGTGATGCTTGACACAATCAAGCAACTCTACAATTTGATCTGGTTCTGTAAGAAAGTCTCTATTCCTTTTGAGGTGTATGCTTTCACGAATGAGTGGAAGAGACCTGAGATTAATCATGAAACAAACGAGATTGTGAAACCAGCAGATTGGACTTCTTCTTATGAGAAGAAAGAGAATCTCCTTGCTGTTCACGAACAGTTTTCTATGATGAATCTTCTGACCAGCAAGACAAATGGTAAGCAACTTGAACATCAGATGATCAACATCTGGAGGTGTGCAAAAGCTTTTGGTAACTTCTACGGATCTTGCTACTCTGTTCCTACTCGTATCGGTTTGTCTGGCACTCCTTTGAATGAAGCATTTGTTACTCTTCATCAGATTCTTCCTCAGTTTCAAAAGGAGAACAAACTGCAAAAAGTTCAGTGCATTGTCCTGACTGATGGTGAAGCTAGTCATCTTTCTCGTCATGTTGAGGTAAAACGTCACTGGGAGAATGAACCTTATATGGGAACTCGGCAGTTGACTGGCGGCTCTACTTTTCTCCGTGATCGTAAGACTGGTAACACCTATCAGGTCCCTTATGGTTGGCACGGTTTCACTGACATGATGCTTGAGAATCTTCGTGACAACTTCCCTTCTGTCAACTTTGTAGGTATCCGTGTTCTTGATAGTCGTGATGCAAACGGATTTCTCAAGTTGTATCACGATCAGAACACTGATGATTACTGGAAACTTTATCGTGAGTGGAAGAAGCAACGTAGTTTCACCATCAAGACTTCTGGATATCATGCATACTTTGCTATGTCTGCTGCTTCCCTATCACAGGATGCAGACTTTGAAGTTGATGAGGGTGCAACTAAAGCAAAGATCAAGTCTGCTTTTATCAAGTCTCTTAAGACTAAGAAACTAAATAAAAAAGTTCTAGGTGAATTTATTTCTCTGGTGGCATGATGAATTGGAAAGAAATCGCCCTTCAGTGTGAGAGTGATCCTAAAGTAAGAAAAGTTCTTAAGGAGGGTCCAAAGAGTCTTGCTCAAGCGTGGATGCTGCAGGTAATGAAGTTCAAGTATGGACGATACGAGAAGTGACCACGGGGAGGTTTCCGACCTCCCTTTTTCGTATATAATAACTTCAGTTAAACAAAACAACTAATGGGTCTCTCCAAAGAAAGCATCGTTAATTGTCTTCGTGAATCCTATGGTGAGTCAGTCACTTCTGCAGAGATCAAAGCATTCTGCAATATGAATGACTTCAACTATCAGACCATCACTAACAAACTGACTGACTTCAAAGTTGGTCGTGGTAAGTGGAATCTGGAAGTAACGAAAGAGACTGTAGAAGAACTGGAAACAACTTATAATGCTCCTGCTGCTTTGCCAGCAATCGAACAAAACCTTATCCCTGCGAAAGATGATTCCTTCGTCCAGTTTGGTAATTTCACAGATATTAAAAAAATTGTTAAGTCCGGTCTCTTCTACCCTACGTTTATCACGGGTCTCTCGGGCAATGGCAAAACGTTTTCTGTCGAACAAGCATGTGCTCAACTCGGACGAGAACTCATCCGAGTCAACATCACGGTAGAGACCGACGAAGACGATCTTATTGGTGGTTTCCGTCTTGTGGGTGGAGAAACTGTTTGGCATAACGGACCCGTCATTGAGGCTCTGCAACGGGGTGCTGTGCTGCTCCTTGATGAAATCGACCTTGCCTCAAACAAAATCCTTTGCCTTCAGTCCATCCTTGAGGGTAAGGGAGTTTTCCTCAAGAAGATTGGTAAGTGGGTTTCTCCTGCAGAGGGTTTCCAAGTATTCGCAACCGCAAATACCAAAGGCAAAGGTTCCGACGACGGACGATTCATTGGAACTAACGTGCTAAATGAAGCATTTCTTGAACGGTTCCCTGTGACCTTTGAGCAGGAGTATCCTACTGCTGCTACGGAACAGAAGATCCTTGGTAAGATTTGTAAGGATGAAGAGTTCTGCAAGCGTCTTGCTGACTGGGCTGACATCATCCGCAAGACCTTCTATGATGGTGGTATTGAAGAAATCATCAGCACCCGTCGTCTGGTTCATATCGTGAAGGCATACAGTATCTTCAACGACAAGGCAAAGGCAATTCAAGTCTGTGTCAATCGTTTTGATGATGAAACTAAGCAGGCATTCCTGGAACTGTATGATAAAGTCGATGCTGACTTTGTGATGCCCGTTGACGAAACCCCTACAATTTGATATAATTATGGCTAACTCCTGGTCCTTTCTATTTGATGAAATGAACACGTCTAATCAAGATTACTGGAATGAAGATGGATTTAGTTTATCTGGTAACCCTAGTGCTGCCTCTTCTGATACAATTTACCTTAGTTCAACCAGTTATGGTGCAGCACAACCAGTTCCAATGATGTTGGGTGGAATGGGTGAAGACCATATTTCTTTTGAATCTGATTACCCCTCTTCTGTATATGGTGCATCTGGAAAAGATTCTTTCTCTTTTGACCTGAAGATTCCTGATCTTCCTACCACTGACAATGCTAATGGACGTTGGAAGTATAATGAAGATGTAATTCTTAAAGAGATTCGTGACTATCTTGGCGGCACCTATCGGTCTCACTATGCATCTCCCGAATCTAAAACTCAGACACTTGATCTGATTGAATCTGTTGGTGATGCAGAACCATTCTGTCGATCTAACGCACTCAAGTATCTTTCTCGCTTTGGTAAGAAAGATGGAAAGTCTAAACAGGACATTCTGAAAGCAATCCACTACTGTATTCTCTTGTACCACTTTGCTGGTCTTTGTAATGAAAATTCGCAACCCTATGAAACTTTCTGATAAAACTATTTCTGTCCTGAAGAACTTCTCTTCTATCAATCAGTCCATCCTATTCAAAGAGGGTAACAAACTTCGTACCATCAGCGTGATGAAGAACATACTTGCAGAAGCAACTGTCAGCGAGGAGTTCATGAAGGATTTTGGTATCTATGACCTGAATCAATTCCTTAATGGTTTGAGTCTGCACCAGAGCCCTGAACTTGATTTTCAAAATGACGGATATGTTGTTATTCGTGAGGGTCGATCTCGCTCTAAATATTTCTTTGCAGATCCTAACGTGATTGTTACTCCTCCTGAGAAAGCAATCCAACTTCCTAGTGAAGATGTGCAATTTGAACTGAGCACAGACCAACTTGATAAACTGCTGAAAGCATCTGCGGTTTATCAACTTCCCGATCTCTCTGCCATCGGTGAGGCAGGTGTAGTTAAACTTGTCGTTCGTGACAAGAAGAACGACACTTCTAATGATTATGCTGTTGTTGTTGGTGAGACTGATAAAGAGTTTTCCTTCAACTTCAAGGTAGAAAATATCAAAGTTCTTCCTGGAACTTATGAGGTGGTGGTGTCTCAGAAACTTCTTTCTCGATTCACCTCTAAGAACCATGACCTCACTTACTACATCGCACTTGAACCCGACTCCACCTTCGGGTAAGAAGGATTATCAAGGTCCCCTCTATGCTCCATGGTGGAAGGTTGAGGAGGGGAAAAAACAATTTCGTGAATGGTTGAAAAAACAACAATAATGAAACACATCCTTTTTACTCTTAAGGGTTGTCCGTTTGAACTCCTTGATGATGAAGAGTTCATTCGGATGCTTTTGTATAGATCAACAAAAGAATCCAAATCTACTTTGCTTAATTTAGAAACACATAAGTTTGATCCTCAGGGTGTAACTGGTTTCGTTATGCTTGCTGAGTCTCATATCTCAATTCATACATGGCCAGAGAAGGGCATGGCGGTATGTGATGTTTTTACTTGTGGCGATACTGCAGAACCAGAAAAGGCAGTAGAATATATGAAAGAACAATTGAAGGCAACTGATATTGTATCTGAAACTTTTGAGAGACCTTTAGAATGAAAACTACTTTAACAGTGGACGAAAATGGAATCCTAACTTTTCCTGATGAACTTCTAGAAGTTACTGGATGGAAAGAAGATGATGTGTTACAATGGATTTCTAATGATGATGGTTCATTTACTTTGGTGAAAAAAGAAAATGCGTGACGAATTTCTCTGGGTTGAAAAGTATCGACCTAAAACTATTGAAGAGTGCATACTTCCTGATAATACCAAAAAAACCTTTCAAGACTTCCTACATAAAGGTGAGATACCCAACATGCTGCTTGCTGGTCCTGCAGGATGTGGTAAAACAACTGTAGCCAAAGCACTTTGCAACGAACTGGGGGTAGATTACTATGTCATCAACGGATCCGATGAGGGACGCTTCCTTGATACGGTCAGAAATACTGCAAAAAATTTCGCTTCGACCGTATCACTTTCGTCAACTGCTAGACACAAAGTCATCATCATCGACGAAGCTGATAACACAACAAACGACGTACAACTCCTCCTTAGGGCGTTTATTGAGGAGTTTCATGGCAACTGCAGATTCATCTTCACCTGCAACTTCAAAAACAAAATCCTTGAACCACTTCATTCCCGTACAACAGTGGTTGAATTCGGAATTGGGGGAAAGCAAAAACCTGCCATCGCCGCCGCCTTCTTCAAACGTATCCAACAAATCCTGGCTGCAGAACGTGTTGAATATGATAACAAGGTCCTGGTAGAACTGATCAACAAACACTTCCCAGATTGGCGTCGTGTTTTGAACGAATGCCAACGTTACTCTGCTGGTGGTAAGATTGACTCTGGCATTCTTGCAACCTTTAGTGATGTAAAAGTAAATGACTTGGTTAAGAAACTTAAGGACAAAGATTTTCCCGAAGTACGTAAATGGGTTGTCAATAACCTTGACAATGATACTTCTGTTCTACTGCGTTGTATTTACGATGCTTGTTATGATTCCATGGTTCCGAATAGTATTCCTGCTGCTGTGCTTACTCTTGCTAAGTATCAGTATC